CCAGAAGCACCGGAACCTTCCAGAACCAGTCGCGGGGATAGGCTACCCCCAAAGCGCGGCGCCGGTCTTCAGTCCGGAGCACAATAATGTAAACCGGCTGCCGGACAGACAGAGCGAAATGTTTGAGACGGGCTGATTTGGTTGGAGATGGTTGGAGACGGTTTGGCCAAGAGGCTCATTTGTAAGGGGATAGGCGGGGGATTCGCGGGCGCGGCGCGGATGGTTGGCGGATCATCCGCATAATTCCTGAAATGGGTGCCTTCCTGAAATTCAAGAAGGGTACATTTGTTCTGGTTGGAACCTACAGGGCGCCCCTCATGAAGTCGTCAATCATGGATTGGATTTGGATCCGATCCATCGAGGGGAAGGCGGCACTCAGTGTGATGACTGCATTCTCCCTGGATTGGCTTTCCAGGATGATCTTTGAGATGTTCGCATTGGGTGAGTTGAAAGGCGTTGGGGATTGTGATGCGGCCTTTCTCTGGAGACTGTACCCAGTGTTTTCTGCCATCTGGGTAATGCCTGCATCTGACAATTCCATTCCAGCCAAAGCGAAAGACTGAAGAAGATTTCCCATTGCTTTGATGTCCTCATTGGACTGACTCCCCCATACCAGTTTCGGGATGCGGCCGGGGAGGTTATTGATCTGGCAGAACTGGGTGACCAGCTGGTGGATCAAGGTGTCGCTCAACATCATCGCATCGAACTTCCGGATGTCGTCACGTACCGCGCCCTGAAGGGAGGATACGCCGGATCCCAAACCGGTCGGCTGGGCTTCCGCTGAAAGGGTTTGTCCAATGATGAGTTTCGACTTCTCCCGCTGGCAGATTGAAAGGAACTTATCATAGGCATCACCCGAGTCTGTCGATGAAACTTTCTGGATCTCAATCGACGTGTCGCGGGAGCAGACAATGCCACCCAGGCGAGTCGCCAGGGAGAAGGCGCGTTCGAGGAGATTCTTTCCTTCATCATCAGCGAATTTTCCAACCAGGAACGGTGAGCCATAGCGGTCCAAAAACCGAGCCCACCACTCTCTGGACATCGCGGAGAGCAGCCACCAGAAGAGAATGGATCGCATAGGACCGCCCCAGTTTTCTGGAGCGGTAAGAAGATTTCCTTTGTGGATGATGTACCGGGATGGGTCTGGATCGTGCTTCGTTGACAGGATATATCCACTGACTGGATCCACGTCAAAAATTTGGAGTTTCCCAGTTGTCCAATCGAGTAGGTGATAAGGGACCGGGATAAGATTGGCAATGGCATAGCCGCGTTGGACGGGAGCATAGACCTTTTCGACAATGGAAATCGGGTACAGGGATGAATCCATCATGTGAGAGCAAGCCATGCGGAAGGCCTTGCACCCTGAGATTGCCTCATTAACGGCTTCAGCGGTCTGCACGTCGGCCGGGTTTTTCTTATCGAAGGGAAGCACGGAAATTGTGTCGCCTAAAACCGCCAGCTTTCGCTTCGTCCATTCGGATTGAATATGCGAGTCCACAATGATGACATCACGGTAGAGCGCAAAAAGATCACGCGTCTGACCTGCCTCGGCCTCCGATACGATTGAGATGATGCGGCCGGCGTCCATATTGAGCGCCATCTGACAGGGTTCCATAAGGGCGGAAACAGTGCTGACGGGATGTGTGGGAATGTTGTTTTCCTTACCGCCCTTTTGAGTTCCTCGCCGATCGCGCAGGGTTTTATACATGTCTTTGAACCAGCCCATAACAACCTCCTCAGGGCATTTGAAGCCCAATTCCCTTTTTTGAGTCCCGATTCGCGTCCGGACGTTTCCGGTTTTTCGCGGTGCCACTTGCGGTGGCGTATGTTCCCACCTGGGCGGCCGATGCCTGGACTGGTCCGCCCGGAATGATCAAGGCGTGAAGGCTCAACTTCACCGCATCGAAACAATCACCATGCCGACCTTCATCATCCACCTCAGCCTCGAATGTCCCCCGATCCCTGACGACCGAGCGGAAATCCTTTTGAACCCAGTTTTCCTTTGGGAGTGCGAGATATCCATCCTCGATGGTATTGACCATCAGATTCCCCAGGTACTGCTTAAAAATCATTCGTTCGCCCATGTACTCCGTTGCCTCTGAGGCGACGATCAGGTCGACCGGGATCCTGCCGGCAAAGGCGCTCCGCAAATCCACCGCGAAATACTTTTCAGAGGTCGCGTCAATGCAGAGCCTGCGCGGCCGGAACCCATGCGGGATCCCCTCCAGAACAAGATTCAAGATTGCCCTGGCAATGGACGGCTCTTTTGACTTCCACGACACCAGAAGCCTGACAAAATAGGTCATCCCCACTTCCTGGGTAACAGCCAAAACCGATGGGTTGCTCTTCTGTTTTGTCGTCGTGCCCACGTCGAGGCCCAATCCAATTCGCGGATAGTCCGGAGAGATATAGGATGGCCAGCCAGCCGGGAGTGCCTTGGATACCTTCATGACTCCAATCCTTCCGTGAGATTGACGCCACAGCATACCCCGGCGCCGAGCTCCATTGCCCTGGCGATCGCGGCGGGACTCACCGCCGAGGTACCACCGATGATAAACTGCAGGGCGAAGTTCCGATCCCATGCCTGTTTGTCGCTGGCCTTCTTCCGGCTTTCCTCCGGGGAGACCGGGGCGCCTGTATCATCATCATAGAGCGTTACCCCTGCCGCCGTCCCGTCCCACACGTCAACCCGATGACACAGGATCCCGGATGCGGACCGGTACCAGTTTCCCCTAGGATTGAGTTTGAACTCCTGATCAGCCGGGGGAATGAACTGCTCATAGGTGTAGTGCTTGTCATCCGGGGGCGGCGTCGTCGCATACCGCAGGCTGTACTTCGGGTTTGACGACATGAAGGGCGACACCGCCTCCATCACGTCCCTGGCATTGGGCCACCGGCCGACCTCATCCCCAATGATATGACCCGTCCAACCCACGGCCGTGTCCGGGTTTGGGGCGATCACTCGGGACCGCGAGCAGATCGTATTGGTGAACCAGATCTTGGTCTCAAGCTTTGAGTGCTCGAAAACGTCGCAAACATCATCAAAACTCAAGCCATCCACGGAGGTTGTCAGCTTCAGTCCGGCCTGATCAGCGGCTGATCGCATCATATCGAGCAGCTTTGACCAGATCATGGCCTCTTTAAGGAGTACTTCGGATCCCAGCACAATCGATGCTGAGATAAACGAGACCAGGGCGCCGCGTTCCTCCATCATCCAGTCAAGGGCCTGGCAGGCCAGGAGATGACTTTTCCCGCGCTGTCTGCTCCATAGCAGGAATAGGCGGCGGACATCCTTCCGGAAGACTTCTTCCTGGTAAGGGCGAAGCTTGATGATTGGCTCTGTGGGTTTACGTGCCACTGAAATCAAACCATCCCTTCGAGTAGTCCAGGATCATCACGTCGGTATTGACGCGGCTCTTTAGATAGCGATAGGTATCGCTGGGGCTTCCGTATTCCAACTCCGTTGACTTCGGAATGAAGCCGTTCTTGATCAGCGCGTTGTTGCTGGTCTTACTGCAAATCACGCCATTTTCCCAGATGTCACCCAATTTCCGAAACACCCTGGCATCCAATCCCTTTAACGGGCGGCGGAGAAGGTATCGATTGATCACACTATCCAACACCTGAAGAGGCAATTCGATATAGGAGTACCGCTCAAACTGGGAGGCTTCAAGCAGGTCGCACTGAACCATTGCCTTCAGACATTCACCCATGTACGGCGGCCGCACCCAGTGAAAGACGATCCACTCTGCTTTCCGCTCGGCTAAATCCGAAAAGACCTGGTTACATTCAACCTTCTCAATGCGGCCCGTCTGCGCAGAGGCCTCAATGATATAGTTCGAGTCATAAAATATCGCCTGGTGGGATGCAGATCCCGTCAACTTACAGGTCAAGCGATTGAAAAAGCTCGGTCCCCTGGTAAAAAGGACATCTCCGGTATTCGGCATATTAGACGGGTGCATGGGTGATCTCCCCGAACATAAGCTGGCGGATCTGGTCAATCTTCGAATCCTTATCCGTCTTCGAGTTGATGATCTCCTCTGCCTTCTTGTTTCCATACCATTTCAGGAAGAGTTCAGAGGTCTGCCGTTCAAACTTCTGGTGCTCCAGGGCCAGCGCGTCCCGCTGAACCTCAAGCCGCCCCTGATCTGTCCTGGCGCGGGTCTTATCTGCCTCGCTTTTATTAAGCTTCGCGAGGGTTTCCGACATAGCCAGGAGATCCTCACCATCCGCCAATTCAAGGGCCTCCATGATCTTGCCGGCAGCGATCGAGACGGCGGGCGAATTGACGTCGCCCCCGGCCGCATCAGCCAGGCGCATGGAGAACTCCGCCATGGCTTTGATCCGGTCAACCTTATCCTGTTCGGAAAGCCATGTTACATAGGCCCGCGCCCGGTATTCGCTGAGGTTCTGCGCGGAGATCGCCGAGGCTGTCTGCTTCGCCCCTCCGAACCGGGCATCCTTGAGCGCCGCCTTCACTTCCGGAAGGCCATTCAGCCAGGGCAGGATCTCCACATCCGCCTCTCCATCCCGCATCCGGGCGTTAAGCTGCTGACGGATCGCGAACGGGAGTCTGCCTATTTTACCTTTTGCGCTCATTTAGAACCTTATCTGCTGTTGATCGCCTGGTGTGCTGATCAAACCAGCCTTCCATCCCTCATGATCCAACAGTCTGGCGAAGCCGCCTGGGATCGATATCGTATGTGGACAATCCAGTGAGGTATCTGCCGACATCTCTTCCTCAATGAGGTAGATGCCATTCCAGGCATAATATTGACCCCATGAATTTTGATCGGCGTAGAACTTCATTCCGTTCTGGATAAACCGGCCGACTCGGCAGGTACAATGCCCCCCACCGCGTGCGCTCTCCTTATAGACGTTATCCAGGCAGCCGTTTACAGGACTAGGACTGAACCAGCCGGCATAGATCGCATGCCCCACAACCAGAGGCGTTTCAAGTAAGGCCTCGCCCTGGGAAACCCAATCCCTTCCAATCTCCACCAGCATGGAATCCTTTGGGATCCAGCCCAATGCCTTTATGGCCTCAAATCCCTGAGGAATCAGCAATCCACCTGCGAGGCATCCATTATTGAACATCTGTTTCGCCTTCCACCAGATCCGGTATCCATCCAACTGGTACCCGTTGGGAATAGCGCCATGCCCAATGTAATGCCGCAATATGATTTCCAGCCAATTTGCCCAACCATGACCCACACAGTCATCCGTCGTCTGGCTATACGTTGGGATACAGTCATGAATCCAATTATTAAGGGGCACATCAGGCCGTTCCGAAAGAATCTCACGTCCCGCGCCAAGACGCGGAGAACGCAGACATCCATTCCAATATGCGGGATCTCGATTGATCATTTACCACCTCGGGGGATTGACGGGCACGCCATTGGTTTCCATCAGCGGCCCATGATAAGGATAATGTTCCGGTCCGCCCTTTGGCGCCGTGGCCAATAACGCACAGCCAACGGCACCCCAGAGGATGCAGCCCAGAAGCGAAGCGCTGATGACCTGATAAAGAGGTTTCATTGGACAGCCTTATTCCGCGCCCGTCGACGTGGTCGTGGTTCTGGTTGCCGGACTGGAGTCACCGGTTGTCACGATATTCCCATTTCCGGTAATAGTGACACCGCCGCCCTTGTCGCTCCCGTCTTGTGATTTATTCAGCATGTAGGCTGCTCCCAGGGTCGTGATAATGTCGAGCCCTGTCGCTCCGGCCATCATTCCAGGCTGATCCTTCCAGGCCGAAAAATACCCCGTGTTTATGCCCAGCAAATCAACTCCAAGCGCGACCCCTCCATTCCCAAGAGCCTGCGCCTGAATGACCTTTGCCTTGGTCTGGACAACACTGTCGTGGGATGACACCGCTAGAATCGAGGCGCACCCCGAGGACAGCAGCAACGCCCCTCCCATAAGAAAAGCCATCAACATGCCGGTCACCGACGGCAGGGCAATCTTCCGCTTTTCAATCACGCTCCAGATCGCCGCAACCAAAACCATGATCGCCCCCGACACTTGAGCCCAATCGCTTTCATTGGCCACACCTGACCCGCCCAACATACCGCCCATACCCGCCAACACCGCCCGCAATACACCCATAACCTGATTCTGTTTCATGATCCTCTATCCTTTCCTTATTGGTTCAAACGCTCGTTTTCGATAATGCCCTTCGCCGTGATCTTGCTGTACCGGCTCGCTCCCAGCTCATCCAAGACATCATCCACCAGGCCAAGGCCCTTGAGGATCAGGAGCGACTGCTCGATATCCTCGGCATCAAATTCAAAATCAACCATTCCCCGCCTGGTCATCAGGGAAACGATCTGCATCGGAACGAACGCCAGGCGAAATCGTTCCGCCAGAAACTTCAACAGGGCTTTCCGAAGCATTTCCCGATCGATTTGCTCTTTCACTCTCACGTTGCACCAGGCTTTCTGCCCCCGCACAAATAGGGGCACATGCTCAACATTGTTTCCAGGCGACCAATCACACGTTCCAGATCCTTGAAACACTTATCACCGGACCGAAGTTGCTGATTAATTTCAGAGCGCGTCTTTTCCAGTTCGAGCTTGAGATCATGAAGATCACTCTTCGTGGCGAAATCCTTCAGAATCTGCTCAGACAGTGGCGGTTCCCGACGATAGGCCTTCAGCATTGCGAATACTGACGCCCCGAGCGCGGCCAGTGATGCAATATTGGAAATGAGATTGTACTGAAAGATCGCGCTCTCTGTGGTTGTAGGATCCATGATTACCCTTTTCGATGTGGATTCATTTGTGCGCACCATAGCGGAAGCCATTGCACCCTTCTAATCGGCGTGGAAGAACTGAAACCAACCCCCTGTTTTCAAAACTTCCACGGGAACAAGACGGGCGCCAGGCAATGTGGGAATCTCACTCCCATGCCAACGATGAATTTCAAAAAGACTTTTGTGGAGCCCATCCTTGATGGAACAAAGGCCCATACAATTCGCTTTTCGAAGCGGCCCGTAAAAAAAGGGCAGCTGCTCTATTGTCAAACTGGATCCCGGTTCAAACCTTCCCGATTCGCAGTTCTCCCGGCCATGCGCGTGCGGGTAGTGACCCTCTCGCGAGAAACAGTTTCAGTCTGGAATGAGGATGGCCGGGGGTTCACCGTTCCGCCACTGGATAAATTTGCCCGCGCTGACGGCTTCCAGAACTGGGGAGCTCTCCGTGCATGGTTCGATTCTCTCTACGGTTCTGATCGCGACGTCATGGAGGGACAATTGGTTCAGTGGGCAATCGCTGAATGGGAGAAGTGAAGGCCGGGAAAGACTTGTAGTTCTGAAATCTTAATAAAGAGCAAGGAGGCTCATGAAAAACTCTGGAATAAGTTGGACGCATCATACCTTTAATCCCTGGATCGGCTGCACCAAGATCAGCGACGGCTGTGATAACTGCTACGCTGAGCGCGACTGGGATCATAAGAAAGGCCTGGTCTCATGGGGATCCGGCAAGCCACGTCACCGCACGGGGCCCGCAAACTGGCAGCAACCTATCCGCTGGGATGACGCTTGCCGCCGGCAAGGCATCCGCCAGCGGGTCTTTTGCGCTTCCCTGGCCGATGTCTTTGACCCCGAGGTGCCCGATGCCTGGCGCGAGGATCTGTTTACCCTGATCAAGCGCACTCCGAACCTGGACTGGCTGCTGCTGACCAAGCGTGTAGGGCTTATGGCTGCCTTCTTCCGGGACTTCCGGGATGCCCAATGGCCCTGGCCGCATGTCTCCCTGGGAACGTCGATCGAGAGTCAGGGATTCAGCTGGCGGGGCACCATGCTCTCGGCGATCCCGGCCGCCCGGCGATTTGTAAGCCTTGAGCCCCTGCTTGGTCCGGTTTTCTGCGAACCGTGGATCCACGAGGTACACGAGGTGATCGTTGGCGGCGAGTCGGGATCCGATGCCAGGTCAATCGATCCCGATTGGATCCGAGCCGTTCGGGACTACTGCATGGAGATCGGGAATACATTTTGCTTCAAGCAGTGGGGTGATGGTTATGCGCGGGCAACACACGCTCACCAGCTGCACCTCCTGGATGCCGGTTATGACCCCACGCTCCCCCGTGGCGGTCGGATGCTGGATAGCACCATCTGGGTTGGGGAGATGCGGGAGACGGCGTCACAGGAGCTTTTAAAAGCCTTACATATGGAGAAGAAAGATGAATGAACTTAAAACCATCATCTTGATCCTCGTTGTGCTGGTTCCGCTGGTCGTTACCGTGCTTGGAATCTGGGCAGCCTTGGTAATTTCTGGAAGGCAATCTCCGGATCCCCTGGATGACGTCAGTGAGGAGCCATTGCTGGGGCGCACGGATCCAGCGCCGGTACGCCGGGCAATGGAGGCACACCGCCGGGCGAATCCATGCTGTTTTGCCTGTGGCAGCTCTCCCGTCGAGATTCACCACATCATCCCTGTGGCGGTAAATCCGGAAAAGGCTGCTGATCCTGGCAACCTCATGTCCCTCTGCCCACCCTGCCACATTGCTCATGGGCATGCCGGCGACACGGGCTGCCGTTTTTACGTGCCAAATGTTCAGAAGCTTATACAGCTCAGACTGGTGATGAAGATATGACAGCCATCAAAGACAAACCCGGCCGCCGCATCACTCTGAACGTGATCGTGGATCATGAACGGAAACTGGTTCAGATCATCCGGAACATCAGCAACACGAAGGGGTTCTTGTGTAATAGCGGGAACATGGGATGGATGCCAATCGATGAATGGCAGGCGTTTCTGAATAATCACCTGGAGCAGGCGGATTCACGAGGGAAGACTTTGTTTGAACGGTTTGGAGGAGCTTTGAAATGAACTGTGATTGTGTCAGAGGCACTCCCTCTTTACCAAAGGGATCGCCACATTGTGGGGCATGTGGGGAAGCATTCCCTAGCGCAAAACAACTGATGGATCACATGAAGACTTGCATTGTGGTTAAAATGGGAGTTGCGCTTATGCAACAAAAAATAGGAAAAACAAGGAGACGACGATGAAATCAAAACTGCTTAACGATGCCTTGACCGAAACCGGAAAAATGAATCCAGAGTGCGGCGCCGGTGTGTGCCCGGTTACGAGCCGAACTGGACGCCCAGCTTCTCGGCGATCTTGCCAAGCATGTAAGTCACACTCATCTAGTGGCCAGAGAACCAAACAACCGCGAACGAATCGTCGAAATCATTTCACTTTTGTCGCCAACGATATTCCTGTTGGAGCGACTCCGCCCAGGTGCTCGCGGTTTCTTCTTGTTCTTCATGATGGTGACCGTGACGCCCGCCAACAGAATCTCGCAAACCATGCCGCGCACGTATTCCCGGAACTCCGGGTCACCCGCGATAAGTTTGGCGATCCGATGAAGATCGCCATTGGAATGATCCGTTATCGTGGAGATCTTGACCGGTTTATTAAACGTGTTCTTGGGCGGCATAAACTGAAATCTTCCATGAAAAAAACCGTATGAAAACTACTGAAGATTATCGAGCCGAACTGGATCAACTGCGGAGGCATCCGGCCTTGTATCTAGACGCGCGGCCCATAGCGGAGATTGATCCTCAATTTTCTCAAGCCGCTTTTGAAACGATGTGGCGGTTAGTGTGTCCAGGGCAACCTGTACCTTCATCCGGTCCTTCCCCTGAGCCATTGCCATTATCTGCACCATTGAAGTCAGCGCGTCGCATCTGGCTTGAACTTGAACAATGTGCCGTGTCAGTCCATCAACGATATTTAAGATTGCGTCACTGGATTCTTTATCCATCCTGATCTTCTCCTCCTTTAAAAAACTTCATCATTTCCTCTTGTAGATCCGCTCCAAGTCACCGAGTAGCCGTTTCAGGTCATCAATTGTCCGGCGTAACTCCTCCCGATCAATACCCTTCTCGCTACCCTTCTCTAAAATTGTAGAGTTTTTTATTGGCGTCCCTTCAGGAGCGGAAGCCGGTGTTTGCGGTGCCGGTGAGGGGGATGAAATTCCGGCTGCTCTCTCAGCATCAATCAGCCTTAAAACGGCTGATTTCGTAACATTTTGTAACCTTTTTGATATTCTCCAGATTGTCTGTCGAGTGTATCCGAGCTGCTTCGCGGCCTCATCATCATTGAGGTTGTTTGCTTCTTTTAACCTCTCGAATCGGAATAGGAACTCTTCAGGTTGTAACATTTTTTGTTGCATGGTTGTAACGTTCTGTTACATTGCTTTTATGTTCACACGGGAACAAAGCAAAGTCGAGTTGAAACGCCGAGGCTGGTCTTACCGATCCGCCGCCGGTGAAATCGGAATCACCTATCAGCATCTGTCCTATGTGCTGAACGGTCACCGGAATAGTCGTCGGGTTCTCAAAGCAATCCAGGCGCTTCCGAAACGGAGGGTCGCATGATCATCTGTGAATCAAAACCAGTGACGGCGATGCGCCTCAAGTATCTCTGTGCTGCTGCGTTGGCGAAACAGGACTTGAGAGTGATGAGCTTTAGTTGCCGTCCAAAGTTATCCGCGAAACGAGCCATCCGGTTTCCCGGAATCACGGCTCATGCAAAGGCGCTCAAGGTCAACCGCGCCACATTGTACCGAGTGCTGACTGGTGAGTGGCGTCTCCCGACGCTCTCCCGTCGATACCAGGAACTGCTGAGGAGGGCGTCATGAACTACGTCGATCTACACGGTAATCCAGTCTCCAAGGCCAGGCAGGATATTGAGAATAAGAATTTTGAAAGAGACAGATTCTGCGGATGGCTTCCAAAGCGAATCACCTTCGTCGCCTATGTGGCCAAGTACCTGGGATGGAAACAGACAGGGAGGGCGTCATGATTACAACGGATCAACGAGAGACGGCCAGCGCGGTAGATAGCAGCAAGATCGCGACCACCCGTGAATCAATTGGCACTGGAGATCCCCAGGCAATGAGCATCAAGGTCACGATGGCGGCAATTCGTGAGAACTCGCCCAAGAGCACAGTGGAACGATCGAATTTCATTGCTTGGTGTGAATTTGTGGGTGCGGCCTCGTTGGCATTCGGGTCGCTCGTCTTACTCTTGGCCGTTGTGTTCAACCAGATTGAGCGGGACTTGGCAATATTGACTAGTGCGGCACTACTCATCCTGAATGCGATCGACAAGCCAACAAGCAGGCTGACGCTCACCGGAACCGATCCCAACAATGATTCAATATTCATGGGTATCGATGATGACAAAACAGAGAGCAGGAATCAAGCAGGGAGGGCGTCATGAGTAAACGGATGACAAAGATGGAAGCCTGTTATCACCTCACGAATATCCGTGATCTACTCATTGGAGATCTTGAACGCCTGAATAAACGGCTTAAGGACAAACTCGATACTCAGACAGAAAACGACAAATTTTCCATTCAGAAAAATATTCATCGATCAGAAGCCGAGATTCGCGCGCTGGAAATGGCAGGCGCGGCGCTTACCCGATCTTAATCACTTACTAACAAAAAGGAGAAAAACCAATGACAACACATAAGCACGAAACACGGAAACTGAGTGACCTCACCATCCACCCGCTTCTCAAAGATAGCCCGATGCTGGGCGGTGATCATCCGGACGTAAAGAACCTGATGGCTGCCATGATGGAAGAAGGGCTGGCTGATAACCCGATCATCATCACCCCCGACAATCAGATCATGGACGGACGCCACCGCGCCAAGGCCGCCGCGATCCTGGAGTGGCCCGAGATCCCCGTGATCGTCAAACCGGATGCAGATTGTGAGAAGATTGTCACCCACGCCATCCTAGCCCGTCGTCATCTTCTCAAATGGCAGATCGCCTACAGCGTCGCCCCCGTCCTGGAACGGTATGTGGAAAAGGGTGTCTATGTTCGGAAGAACAACCTCAAGGTCGGGGTAAAATTAGCAGAAAAGCCAATAATCTCCCGAAAAGGTCAAGTTGACCTTATCGGGGATTCAGATGATTCAATGACCCTTTTTCTTAGGCGGGCTGGAATCTCCGTTGAAACTTGGAAACGGGTGCATGCAGTCCGCAAGAAATTCGAAAAGCGCCCTGACCTGAAGGATCAATACGAGCCCCGGATGTTCCTGCCTGACAGTGATCCCCAGGCGATCTCCCTGGAAGGCGTCATGAAAGCGATTGGGGCGGTTGAATCTTACGAGACGAACAAGCATGACCTGAAGGCGCTACGTGGCCAACACGACCGGCTCGCCCTGGATCTGATGAAGAAGGCCGGAGCCCAGCTTGAGTTCTTTGAAAAGCTGGAGCCAGCCAAGCAAAAGAAGTTGGCTGAAGAAACCGTTCAGGCCGTCCGCCTCTGGCCGATGGAGCTCAAGAAGGAACTGCTGTCCGCCCTGCAGCAGGATTTCATCGTCGAACAGAAGACCCGCAAGATCAAGTAATCGGAGGCCGTATGAAATACGCCAAGGCGATCAACCAATTGCAGCGTGCGGTAGTGTGTCTTCCGTCTTCGGAGATACTGCCTCCGGGTGTAGAAGAGATGATGAAACACATCGCTCGCTGTTTGGGGGCTGCTGAAGGTTGGTTGTCTGGTTTTTCAACTGTTCGATCTGAGCTTCCAGAACCAAGATTCGACCATCAAGCCTACCTACGGAGCCTTCTATCTCACGAGCCCATTCCTCCTGGGCAATTTTGTCCTGTATGTCATAGATCATCCCGGAAAGTTACCAAACGCATCCAAACGAGGAAATAACCATGTTTCAAGGTTGGACAAAAGACGAGATCGAGGAATACCAGGGAAAGACGAGGCTCATTAGCCAGGTCGAGGAGGCCTTGGTTGAGACGCCGTCGCTCACCCGCGTGGCCACCCGGCTGGGGCAGTCACGCCCCGGCCTGTATCGGCTGATGCAAGCATGGAAGATCGCCAAGGAATCGGGGAATCATCGGCTGCTGCTCCGGGGGAAATCCACCGGGCGCACGCCGGTCTGCAACCCCACGGCGGAGGATCTGCGGGTACTCCGCGACTATTACGTCCGATCCAACCGCGCCAGCGGGAAGGGCTCGATGACGATGGCGGCCAGGATGGCGGCGAAGGATGGAAAGTTATCATCGGATCTCACCGTCGCCATCCTCACGCCCCGTTCCAGCAAACACTCTCTCCCCAAGTCGCTCCGTGACGCAATGTTCGTGGCACCCGATGTGATTAAACATCATCGGTCGCCCACAGAGGAGCGGCTTGGGGGGATATATTGTCCAGGTCAACTCCGGATGGCCCGTGATGAGGCCGCCGATACCCCGCGCCGCCTAACCCCCGGCGAACGCCAATCCTGGGATGACGCCACGATTAACTTTTGCGTGGTGGTTCCCTGGCCCTGGGGCGGCTGCAAGACGAGCGATCGATTCGGAGTCCGCATCGGCCGGTTCCAGTTGCTGGCCGGGATCGATGACGCCAGTGACTACTGCCCCGGCTTCTCCTACGTCTGCCGCCCGATGGGCAGTTACCGCGCCGAGGACTCGACGGCTGCCATGTTCCGTGTGTGGGAGAAATCTTATGTCCCCAGGAGCGTCATGCTGGAAGGCGGCGTATGGCAGGCGCATCGGAGTCTGAACTTCTACAATCAGTTGGGCGTCCAGATTCACAGCGCCAAGGGCCGCCCGCACATGAAGCTGATCGAGTCCTACTGGAACCGCCTGTGGACGGTGATGAGCTTGATGACGCATGGTCAGGTTGGCCGGTTCCGGGGTGAGATGGAGCGGGAAACTGATCAGCTCATGAAGTGCCAGGCCGGCGCGGATCCCCGCGAGTTCTTCCCGAGCCTGGAAGAGACGCTCTGCATCATTCAGAAGTCAATCAACTATCTCAATGCCGAGGAAGCCGGCTCAAAGAAATATGGGAAGTGGATCCCGCAGGAGATGCACAATGCCTGGATGGCGCAACATGCGCCCATGCACATTGAGCCCGGCCTCGCCTGGACCATTGCCCCGGAGATCCACACGCGCAAGGTGCTGAGCGGCATGGTCAAGATCAAGACGGAAAGCCCGCTGGGATTCCCGTTCCCGTATCACTTCGCCACCAATGATCTCAATGAGTATGACGGCAAGAAAGTGACGGTCTATTTCGATCCCCACGCGCACCCGCTCACGGCGACGATCGCACTTGCCGATGAACATGCCGGGGTGAAGCCTGGGACAATCATCTCGAATGCGGCCGCGTGCCTCGACGATGCCCCGGAGGTATTCCGGATGGCTGATGGCTGGGAAGTCGATTTCAACCGCCACGGCATCAACGACGCCATCGCCGCCAAGAAGGCCCAGCGCCGCCACGTGGTGACCAACTACCGGGCGATTGGTCTGGATGGACGGATTCACAAGGGGTCTGTCACCCGGGCGCCGGGTGCGGCCGTGATCCCCGAGCGCATGCCTGATGAACCAATTCCGGAAATCACAGGCGATTCCTGGATGATCCCGATGCCGAAGATCAAGTCCCGGCAGGAATTGCTTGAAGCGGTGAGTTGACGATTACCCGAAGCCGCGCGGGTTGACTGCGGCGTGTAGAAACAGAATGGCCCGGCGGTGCTAGTAACACCGCCGGGCCGGAGGAGAAGCAGAAGAATGACGAACATGACAGATCAACAGACGCGTGTCAATAAGCTGATCGAGAGGATCGAACGGCATCAGAACACGCTGAAGCTGAGCGACAAAAGGTTTGTTGCCCGCTACCAGGAATACATTGGCTCCACCAAGACATGGCGGGAGCGCCTTATTCCCCGCGCCTGGGATGAGCTGGGCCGCAACCTGGAGAAGTGGGAACAGAACCTCAACAAGCTCACGGCCCTGCTTGATGGCGGCCAGGAGATTGGCGACTACTACGAGGATCTGCCGATCGCCCAGTATGCCCAGATGATGTACGACATGCTGCAGGGGCAGAACAATGATCGCCGGGTGGTCTTCATGATTGGCCCGACCGGCATCGGTAAATCATGGGCGATGAAATGGCTGGCCCGTCAGAACCCGAATGAAGCGGCCTACATCTATACGAACGAATGTTGGGATGAATCCATGCCGCAGATCGCCCGGGGTCTTGCCCAGGTCGTGGGAGCAACCGTAAACAAGACCAGCGGCCGCGACACGTTCGCGCATGTCACCAACATGCTGCGAGCCATGCCGATCACGCTGCTGATCGATGATGTGCAGAAGTCCGGTGTGCTGGGTCTGAAACTGATCAAGTCCCTGGTGGATGATACCCGGTGCAAGTTTATCCTGGGCGTCTATCCACAGAGCTGGAGCAAATTGATCCACGGCAGCACGGATGCTTATGCCGAGGCTCAGCAAATCATTGGCCGAACGATCAAGCCTGTGGTCACTCACTGGAAGGATGGCCTGCGGCACCAGGATATCGCCGCCTACATGAAACTGGCCGGGGTCAAGGGCGACCACGCCACAATCTCGCAACGCATCACCCAGGTGATTCAGAAGAACGGCAACATGCGGCTGTTGGCGGATGCCGTGAGTCTTGCCTCGATGAATGCGGATGAACAGGACGTGGCACTGGATGCGGGACTGGTCGAGGCGGCGGTTCGGGAATTGTGTCCAAAGGATCAGCGATAAATTAAATCCAAACAGGAGAAAAAACCATGACAAGCAAACGAATGAAGGCTGAGATGAATGTGATTGAAACGCGGGAAGAGTTGGAGGCGACGGTGGGGCGGATCTCTGCGAAGACGAGCGCACGCGACGGCCTGCTCGCTGATCTCGAATCGGAGATCAATGAGGCGCGGTCACGCTACGAGCCGCAGATTACGGCCTATGGTGAGGAGATCAATTCGGACTTCGAGGCAACCCAGCGCTGGGCTGAGGCGAATCCTTCAACCTTCTCAACCAGGAAGAGCCTTGACCTGATGCACGGCACCATCGGGTTCCGCACCGGCCAGCCCCGGCTGAAACTCCTCTCCGGTTGGACGTGGAACCGGGTGCTTGAGCTGATGGCGGTCAATCGCCTGACGGATTACATCCGCCAGAAACAGGAGCCCGATAAGGAGCGGATCCTGGCGGAGCGGGATCAGTTGACGGATGAACTGATGAAACGGATCGGCGTCAAGGTTGTCCAGGATGAAACCTTTTACATCGAGCCCAAGCGTGAGGAGGCCGGCATATCTGTGGGCAAGGTGGCTGGGTTCCTGCTTCTCCTGGCGCTCCCCTTCCTCGGTGGCTGCTACACCCCGAGCGAAGAGGAGAAGGCGTCATTCTGGCTTAAGCAGATCGCCGTTGAGGAGAAGCAGCAGACGGCCTACCTGGAGCAGATTGCGGTTTCTGTGAAAGACGTGCCCTATCACCTGAAACGGATTTCCGAAAAGGTTCAGCCCAGAACCATAGATGAAATCGTTGAGGAGGCGAATCGACTTGTTCGCGAATCAAAGGAGAAGAACCAATGAACGCGATCACGATGTCACGGATAACGGCAATGAGTCCCAATCGTCTCCCACTGGTTGGCCGCTATGACGCGGGCGATCTCCAGCGGGCCATGCGTGTCGCCCTGGGCCGGGCGCATCTGCGGATGCTGCGCGGGGATACCGCGAAGCGTTCGCCTATTGGTTGCGACATGCGGGCGGATGGCCGCCGGGTGGAACTGTAGAGGATCCCATGAGCAATCCGGAAATCATAACGCGTTGCATCGATGGCGCCGCCCTGGCGCCGCTCTCCCGCGAGCAGAAGAAGGACTTGATTCTTTTGGCTCAACGGGCATTTGAGCGGGTTTCCAAAAACTCCGCACTCCCCGCTCCGTACTCCACATTTGATGCCTGGCGGCACCAACAGGTGATGCAGGTATGTGAGCGCGGCGGCCTGCGGGAAGCCCGCAATGAGGACTTCCTCGCCCTGCAGGGGCATTTCCTCGGGCTGCTGGGTCAACCTGTCCTGGCGGAGCGCCGCCGGGTGGCGTCCCAGTTGGAGCCCCGCCGCTGGGCGCTGGCTAAGTTGCATCAGGAATGCGACGCGGCCACCGATGTCATTGACCGTCCCTGGGATTACATCTGCTCGATCGCCCGGTCCCGGTTCAAGACGCCGCAGATTGAAGAGCTGGGCGAAAAGCAAATCTGGATGCTGATGTTCGATGTCCGCCGCAACGCACAACGCCGTAGAGCGAAAGGGAAGGCTGCATGAAAGCTATTGATTACCGCAATCATACTTGGGAGCACGTCAAAGCGCATTTGTCCGGTTTGCGGATGCAGACCTATATAGCCTATGTGCATTACGGGCCAGGGACTACACGGGAGATGTCCGCGAAATCAGGGATCTCCATATTCACCCTGCGGCCTCGAACCACCGAACTCCTGCAGCTGGGATTCCTGGATGTCATGGAGGGGACTGATGACGGGCGGGAAGCGGTGTATATCGCCGTTCCCGTTGACATGGTTCAGGACCGGTTTGAGTGGCGCAAGAGTCAACCCGTTCAGGCGGAGTTCCCGTACTGATGATTAACCCCGTCAAAAATGCCCCAGGAAGCCCGATCGGTTTAAGCCGCTCCGTAGCCCGCATTCCGACGTTCGACGATTTTGCGTCAGTTTGCGACCCCCTGGTGGCCAAAATTTCAGCTAATGGAGGACACTGATGAAGAAAGTTAAGAAAGAAACGTGGAATAAGGCAGATAAAAGGGTCGTTAAGACCAAACGCTTTAATACGTACCTTCCGGGCTTTGAGCAATACGACTCACGCCCCATCGTTGACCGGCTAAGGGAAGCGACCCGGCCGGTGATGGCGCAAGTGGCGCCCGGAAAGTTTGCGCCTTGGAAGGCCAAAGGCAAGGTGCAGGAATATTGCCTGTGCATGTGGCGTGACAATGGGGATGGGACTTGGAATCCGATCCCCACCAATCAAAGGCTCATGCGATTGGACGCGGATCTGGCCAGGCTCCTGGGATTCCCTGGGCAGTATGCGACGCTCCGTCGTCTGGGTGAGGCCGGGTTTGTGGAAATCGTCCCGGTGGCCCCGCATTGTTATTTCATCAACTTGGATTCCTGGTTCAATCACGTCCGGCGGTGCGCTGAAACTCCTGAGATGTGGGCGGATGGAGGAAAGTGGATCAAGGCGTATCGGAGTGTGATCGGATGAAAACACCACTGTGGGCCATCATTGAACAGGCAAAGCGAGAATATGAGTTTCATTTGACGGTGCTCTCTGCATTGGCACCCAAATGGAGCGCACCCGCAGAGATCCCTGCCTCATGGGGGAAACCTGTGGCCCAGTGGCTCAATCAACTTGAGAATGCCGATAACACATCCTCTGACGCGGATTTCATTTCATTCATGGAGGAACACCTGGCGAAACTGCCGAAGCTGCTTTCCGAAATGGATCATGATTCCCTGTCGAAAATCCTTGAAGGGCAAATGGCGGCCGCCATGATCGCCTCCGCAAAAGCAGCGCTCTCGAAAACAAATAAGTTGCAACCGCTTTCAGTCGCCTTCGACTTTGCTCCGCTGGCTGATGCCGTGGCAAAGATGGATCGTAAAAGCCCCGTGGCCGTGGCGCTCACCTCCGCGCAGTGGGAGAACGTCCCCGTGGCGATCCGGGAGCGCTCCCAGTTTTCGGCTAAGGTCGCGAGTGCCCGGCTTCTTCAGCATATTCAGGATCAGACCCGTTCCGCGCTTGCCTGGGAAAAAGAAAAGATTGCTCACAGTGATCGCGCTGAAGGCGGCGAGGCTTTCATTGATCGCTCCTCGTTTATTGCCTCTGCCAGGAAGATCGCCATTGAGGAGGGGCTCAACACGACCACGCCGGACAAGTTCGGAACGGTCCGCGATATCCGAAGCGCCAAGCGGCTGGGCCTGATCTGGGATATGCAGACCGGCATGGCTTCCGAGTACGCTCGCTGGAAAACAAATAATGATCCCGACGTGTTGGACGCTTATCCGGCCCAGCGCCTGGTAAGGATTGAAGCGCGGGACAATCCCCGGCCCTCATGGTTCTGGCCGTCGCGTTGGGCGGAAGCCTATGCGAAGTCGGGCTCGGTCATCACCGCCCTGGAGCGGGATATGGTTGCGCTCAAAACATCCGGAATCTGGGCGGCGCTGTCCCGGTTCGGTACGCCCTGGCCGCCGTTTGATTACGGCAGCGGCATGGGATTGGAAGATGTTTCCCGTGATGAGGCGGAAGCCATTGGCCTGTTGAAGCCTGATGACAAGCTGACACCGGAACCGGATCCCGGTTTTAACAGTGGGTTTGAAATGGGGGCGCGTGATCTGGATCCCGCCCTGGTTGATTGGCTTACAAAATCAATGGGCGATGTGGTCACACTGGTGGATGGAGTACTGAAATGGATTTCCAAGTAACAGACGGCATCACTCCGGAGCTAAATCTCCTGGCCAAAAACATCGGGGATTCCCGCGTCATTGTGGCCGCCTGTGCAAAGCGCCTGGAGAAAGAACTTCGGGATCATTTCGCCGCGTTGGATAAAAAGCCGAACTCCATGGGCTGGCCGAAGCGCCACTTTTGGAACCGCCAGGTGCGCAGCCGGATCGCCATAACTAACATCGCCTCCACAGCCGCCACCGTGACCATCGCCTCTCCGGAGCTCGTGCACCGGATCCAGGGCGGGACAATACGTCCCAAGCGGGGAAAGACGCTGGCGATCCCGGCGAATGCCGCCGCGTATAAGGCCGGCAGTCCCCGCGAGGCCAGTGTTGATCAGCTCGACTACATCCCACTTCACCAGGGGAATCTTGTCGGCGCTTTGATCCGTCGGTTCCAGTCCATCATCAAGAAGACAAAGAAGGGCACAACCGGGAAAATGATCGGCGGGGATGTCTGGTATTGGCTTGTCCGCTCCGTCAACACTAAACCTCATCCGGAGGAACTGCCCGACAACGCCATGCTGTCAACGGCCATTGCCGATGAAGCCCGCAAAGTGATCGCAAGGAAGCTGCGAATCCGCTGATTTACCGCTCTTCCTTCATCATTCATAATTCACAATTCATCATTTCTTTAGACCCTTTTCAGTTCTTTCACGCCCGTTAGACCCTTTTCATGACTTCGGCGATAGTCCGTCTCGTGAAACAAGAAGTCCAACTCACTCCGCTGAAGATCAGCAATGGGGCATTGCAGGTTAAAGGATTCCCGCGCCGCCTGAAGTTGCTCGACTGGGGTGTCAACCAAACCGTGTACGGGCCGGTGATCGTCAATGAGACGACGGCCGCGCTGCTACCGATGAACCAGAAGAAGCTGGGCTTCGACACCATCGCGCTCGATTACGAGCACAACACGGTCAAGGGGACTCCCGAGTTTGAGCGTACCAGGGAACCGCGTGAGATCGCCGCCAATGGTGTCCCGCTTGTTGTTCCTGGGGAAGGGCTGTTCTTCGATGCGCTGGAGTACACGCCGAGCGGCAAGCAAAACCACCTGAACTACATTGACCTCTCCCCGACCCCGAGGCTTTCGGACAAGGGCGAAGTGGTGTTTCTGCATTCCGTCGCGCTATGTCGCCAGGGCGCCGTCGAGGGGCTGCGTTACTTTTCTGTCACGCTGGGTAATGAGGATGTCAGTACAACAAACCAAGGAGCAAGCAGCATGAATGAATTGATGGCGTTTTTGAAGAAGGTGTTCAAGTTGCCGGATACGGCGACGGATGAGGATGTGATGAAGGCGTTTCAGGGTGCGGTATCCATGCCGTCTGATGGCGGCGGCGAGCCCGCCCCCCTTTCCGTGCGGATCCTCGCGCTGGAATCGGCTGTGAAGCCTCTGGTTGCCCTCGTGGCGGCTGATGGCCAGCTCACCACGCTGAGCGCCGGGCTTGATGGTCTCAAGACCCGCATCGGCGACGTGGATGTCCAGGGCAAACTGACGGCGCTCTCCACCACGGTGGAAACTGTCCAGAAGGATGTCGTGTGTTTCATGGCCCGTGTGGCAGGCAAGGTTGTGCCTTTGAGCGCCGAGGATCTGGCGAAGACCTCGATGGAGACGCTTACCGCCATGATCGAGAAATTGCCCGTGACTGTGCCGGTCGCGCAGTTGACGGCGTTGTCAGCGGATGGCGCGGCGCAAGTCGTTTCGGCCATTCCTGATGGGGATGTGAAGATCGCGCGGGCGTGCGGTCTGGATCCGGCGAAGGTGTTTAAGAAGTAGAACGTGAGACGTAAGACGTGAAGTGTTGAAGGAAAATCAAAACCAAAAGAGGAGATGAGATCGTGAAGAAGACAATGATGGTGGCGGTGATGGGAATGGTTCTGTGTGGAGTGGCGTATGGTGCGGCATTGACGGCTGAAAGGGATACGTATCAGCGGCCGAACCAGTACACGTCGCTGACGGTGGCGAGTAACTCGATTATCTATGCCGGTGCGTTGGTGTGCGTGAACTCCAGCGGCCTGGCGGTTCCGGCTGCGGATAGCGCTGGCTTTGCGGTGGTTGGCCGCGCCGAAGCGACGGTGGATAACCGGGGCGTGCTCTATGTGGCGACCAAGACGATCAAGGTTGCCAGGGGAACGTTCCGCTGGGCCAACGGCGATGTGATCGCGGTGGCTGATATCGGCAAGATCGTCTATGTCACCGATGACCAGACGGTTTCTAAGACGGGCGGCGGCCAGAACATCATCGCCGGATCCGTGGTGGATGTGGATGCCGGCGGCGTCTGGGTCGATACCGCCAAAGTGGGGCCCATTGGGGCTGCTACTCCGTCGAGCCTGGCTGTGTCCGGAGCGGCCACAGTTGGCACGACACTCGGGGTGACGGGCGTCGCAACCCTCACAGGCAATGCAGTCGCCAATGAGGTCGATGCGCGGACGGCTACGGCGTTGCTCCTGGGCAAGGCTACGGCCACAAGCGTGACCATCGGAGCTTCTGATGCCGATGTGAGCGTTCCGGGCGCTCTCGGTGTGACGGGCGCCATTGTTGGATCCAGCACGGTTGCGGCGACCGGATACAAGATCGGAACGATTGCTGGATGGAGCGGCATTGTGACGAATCTCGCTCCGGGAGGAACTAACTTCGAATACCGGGCCGGTGGCATAACGACCAACGTTGTGTTCGCTGCTGAGTAAGCCTTAACCAATCACGAGAAGAACTGAACTGAACTGAAACTTAACTAGGAGAAAAGACAATGGATATCAATGCGGCGAATCTGACGGCGTTATCGAAGAGTTACAACACGGCGTTTCAACAGGGCTTGGGCTTTGTCCCGCCCGTGTCGATCGACTTCCTGTTCCGGGACTTCCCCTCGACCACGGCGGCGAACTTCTACGCCTGGATGGAACAGATCCCCGGCTTCCGGGAGTGGGTGGGTGATCGCGTTTTCAAAAACGTGCGCGGCCAGAAGTTCGAGGTCCTCAACCGCGACTGGGAAGATAGCGTCTCGATGAACAAGAACGAGATCATGGATGATCAGTACGGTGTCTATACGCCCCTTGTGCAGATGATGGGCGAAGCCTGGACGCTGAAGAAGTACCAGCTCGTTCTCGCGGTGCTCACGGGAAATCCCCTGTGCTTCACCGGCAAGGCGATCTTCGCCGATGACCATCCCTACGGTGACAACACCGTGGATAACGTGGTGACCGCCGCCCTGAGCGAGGCCACGTTCAACGCGGCGATCCTGGCGGCGGCCGGCTGGAAGTTCAGCAACGGCGAACTGTGCCGTACCCGGTTCACGCACCTGGTGCATGGCCCGAAGCTGCATGAGACCGCCTTCCACCTCGTGGATGCGCAGTTCCATGTGACCGGAGGCGTCGCGATCGATAACCCCAACTACAAGCGCGTCCAGCGCGTTGAGTTGGAGGATTTGGCCGGTGACTTTGATGACTACTGGTATCTGATCGATGCCAGCAAGCCGATCAAGGCGGTAGCCCGCCAGATCCGACAGGAAGCCGCGCCCCTGATGGATACCCGCGTCGAGGAAGTGATGCGGACGGGCAAGTTCGACGTGATGGCTGATGGCCGTGCCGCCGCTGGCCCCACGTTCCCGCACCTGGTCTACGGCGGGATCCTGTAAGCAATCTGTGAAACGCATAGTCCCGGGGCGTAAGCCTCACGGTGAACGCCTCGGGAGTCTCTCGAAAAGAAAGGATTGATATGGGAATCGAAGCAAAAGAACTGAAAGCCGGACTGGTCATCACCCAGGAAGGCAAACGCGTTGTTGAGCCAAAGGCCGGCAATTGCGCAGTGCGACCCGTGGCAGGCGGCGCGTTCGTCAAGGCCAATGGCCAGGACGTTATCCGGGATCTCGCAATCCTGTTCCCGAAATGTGTTTTCCTCTGGCTGTCCAAGCCGATCAAGGAGATTGCTCCCGAAGGTGGGAATAAGCCTGGCGATGATGGGAAGAAGCCTAGCGACTCAGATCCCAAGAAACCCGCAAAATAAGATCCCTGCGGCTATGCCGCATACTGCACCCGGGCGGTCAGTCCCGGTCCCCCTGGGGCTGGCCGCCATTTAACATCTCACATCTCACATCCTCATGTCCTACATCCTCCAATCAGACCTCGACGGGAAGATCCCCGCTCAACTGTTGCTCCAGGCGCTGGATGATAACGGTGATGGCCTGGCGGATGCTGACGTGTGGGATAAGATCGTTGTGGACGTGGAGAGCGCCATCAACAGCAGGCTGGAAGGCAACTACGCCATTCCCCTGGCTGAGCCAATTCCGGCCATCATCAGTGAGGCCGCCAAAGTCCTGGCCGCAGAGGCCGTCTATTTGCGCCGTGGGCTTGCCGGTGACCAAAATCCCTGGGTTAAGCAGGCTGACGCCATGCGTAAGCGCCTGGAGGAGATTGGCAGTGGCGATAAGCCCCTGAAGCCCGGCACCTCTCCCCAGGGACCGGCTGGAGTCGTGATTACTGAAACATCCCGGCTGAATACCGGGGATTATCTAATGCTTTGAAAGGAGACCATCATGCCTGAGAAACGAACCATTGAAACAGTCCGCGCTGCCGTAACCCTGATTGATGAAGAAGGGAATCCGGTTCCCGGCGCTCCCGAGGAGGGCTCCGTGATCCGCGTGAAGCGGGCGGGGAAAGCCGTGATCCCTATCCAGGAGATCATGCAGGAACTCAAAGCCGCGTACCCGGGCGTCACCTGGAAGTTCGGCGAAAGCAAACCGATCGTCGTCTAACATGGAATCACCCACCATATCGCAAATCATCCGCACCTACTTCGAGGATATCTCGCAGTGGGCTCGCGAACAGGGAGGGACTCCCTTTCTGGCGCGGGATCCGGCGGAGCCTTATGAGCTCATCGCAGGGATGGGGCCGAATGATTTTCGGGTGGTATTGAATTGGGCGGGCGATAAGGAATTTGGCGGGAACATCCTCCAGCATCTGGACAAGCACAGCATCGAGGTCTGGATCGGGCGGGCACGGGGCCTCGAGGCGGATCCCAACCGGAGCCTGGTCTACCCCGATGGCCAGAAAGTGGCTTTGCTTGACCTGGCGGAGTCGTGCAAGCAGCGGATGCTGGGCCTTAAGTTCCCGGCGGAAGTGACCAAGAAATACACCGTCTATGTGGGGACGGACCCGGTAACTACTCCGGACGGGATATCGATGGCAGCCTACAAGTTGAGCTTTACGCTCGATGTGGCCGGCCGGGCAGTGACCTATAGGCAAGTCGAATCGTTTAACGCATAAGGAGAATCATCATGGCACATACATTTATCGTGGGCGAAGACCTCTTCAGTTTTGCGGATACCAACTGGGAACTCGTGAAGCGGAAACGCTCCAACCAGGTTTCCAACGCTGTGGCCAAGGGCGGGGATGGCGAATACATGCCCGACACCGAACAGAGCTATGATGAAAAGCAGGAGATCACGCTGATGTATCGGGCGAAATCCAAGGAAGCCGCTTTGGCTGTTGCCATATCGCTTGGGCTGGCTTGCACCTCCGGGTATATTCCGCTCAGCATCAAGGTAACCACGAAAAATACCGGGCATGCCGAAATCGAAATCACTGGGCATAAGCATGGCGCCAGCACGCATGACGTCAATTCTATCGATTTCTCCACCACGGTCGACGGCTGGGGCGCTACTGATTTCTGCAGCGCGGCAGCCGATGATGGCTGCCAGAGCGGATCCATCGCGGCGGCGATCGAGCACAGGGATGGGCTCAACAAGGCCGGGAATTTCCTGGTCGGGCGAAGCCAGGGCTGCAAGGTGGATGTGAGCGGCACCTATATCTCTGATACGGCGCCGGCCTTGGACGCTGATTATACTGATGATGGATCAGACATCGATGAGGGTGACGACTTCTGGACGGCCAGCCTCAAGGGCCACAAATACCTCATACCCGCATAAGGAGGGCCGGGCTATGTCCGCCCTCCACGATCTCACCATCAAAGCCATCCGCCGCGCCCAGTCACAGGGCGGCATTGTGGATCCAGTCGAGGATTATCCCGCAATCACCGAACTGGATCGGCTCGCCAGGGCGGCGACGGAAATGGTTCCCGAGGATCGCCTGTTATTTCTCGATCTCCCCGTGGTAGTGGGCAATGCGATGTTATACCGCCTGTCCTGGGGAGCATCGGATTGGTTGACTCAGTTGGCCATGGAATGGTTCCGCGATGAGCCGACGATGTTGGATCGATCAATCGTGTGGGCGCATGTCCATTCTCACGACCCCAAAGCGTTCGTCTTCGCGGCCAATTCAACCTCTGCCCGCAAGGCCATCATGAAATGGAGCCAGGGATTGACGGCATCGTTTCAGTCGCTAATGGCGGCCGCCGATCAACTGTGTCCAAATTTTGTCGAGTCGGATGAGCCGGGAAAAAAGAAGTCCGGGCCAATTTCGAACGGCCCCGTTTTGAATCGGCTGATGGAGGATTACAAACAAAAGGTGGAGTACTTCATCTGGGAGATCTCCGCTGAAGCCCTGGCTGTGCTGATCCGCGCCAATCGCCTTCAGGCTGAAATGAATGATAGGGAACAAATATCAGCTGCAGGGATTGCCCCCTCATCCGATAGCCGGATCACCAAAGCAATCATGAAATTCCAGAGGGCGGCAAAGGAATTTGTGAGCACGATCGTTGCACGAAATAAAGGATCGAAGTAACCCATGTCTGAAAACGGAAACCTAGATTATTCGGTCAACATCAACGATACGGATCTGCTTCGTTTGGTAGAGGATCTGAAGAAAACGCAAGCCGAGCTTCGTAAACTTAGCCGGGATGCTGGAGACGTAGCCGCCTCGATGGCTAAATACGAGGCTATCGACTTCAGCAAGATGGTTTCGCAGACGCAAAAGAGCGGCGGGAATAATGCGGTCAAGTCGCTTATTGCCGATTCAGCCGCCGCAACTGGCGGGGTCAATAAGATCACATCAGCCCTGTTCGGGATGAATGCCATCCTGAGCGGAAATATCAAATCGATTGCTCTGATGGCAGGCCGGGGTGGTCTTATCACCGGAACTTTTCTTGCGGCGTATGAAGTCGGGAAACGCCTCGCCGAGTTGACCTACGGCCTCCTGGACAAGCTGGTGGCGATGCCTGGGGATAACGGGTTCGTCGAATACTACAAGAACTCCGCGAATGCGGCGCAGGTCTTCATGCGCCAAAACCAAATCGCCATGGATAAGGCCGTAAAAGATGCCAACAATGCGGCCGACGAGATAATCAAGGGATTAGCGAGAATCGAAAAGACGAATAGTCGGCGGTCCTCTGTGGAATCCTCCACCTCTAAATACAAGCTTGCTGCTGGTGATATCACGCCGGAGGCTGATCTTGAAGTGACCCGGCAGGGAAGGATCAGAGCAGCTCTCGAAAAGAAAAGTTTTGCGGAACGTTCATTCCGCACAGCATCGCAGAGTGCAGGAAGCGTCAAATTGGTAGCTGACCAAGCCCAATTTGATTATGAGAATATCCGGAGTCAGGCCGGTGGATCTGAGAGTCCGGAAATGTTGGCCGCATTAAAGAACGCAAAGGCCGTTCGCGACAAAACAAAAGAGCAATTTGAAGCGGCGATGAAGACAGTTGTGGAAATTCGCCAGACCCTGACCGACACCGTTGCCGACGCAAATGCTGAAATCGAAAACGCGAATAATGACGCGGCCACTCAGTTTGAATCGATCCAAAAAAGCAAAGCCAGCAAATCATTTTCCGAAACACAGGCCACTGATAAAGAGGAAGGCGATGCCCGAAAGGCTCGATTGGTTATCGAATCCCAGCGCAAGTATCACGAAAAATATGATCCGATGTCCGACCAGGAGAAACTAGGCGTCACCAATCGAAACATTGGGAAATGGAAAGAGAATCTTGCCGGCGCCTCTACCGAGAAAGAACGTCTTGGGGCAACTGAAAAGCTTGAAGCCCAATATCAGGAACGGGACCGGCTGAAAAAACGGATCACGGAATCAGCCTCAAAGGGCCAGGATGAGTCGACCGGACGGGCGGACAGAATAAAGGATGCCACGGATAACATCTCAAAAGCCCGTCAGAAACAAACGGGTGGCGCGAGCCTGGGAGATGCCTTCAGCCGGATGTATGATGTCAAGAAGGGCCGGACTCCGTCTGATGCCGCCGCTCAACAGACGGCCGACAATACCCGGATCATTGCGGAAAATACCGCTCAACTCAAACAACTGGGAGCCGTGCAATGAGCGTCACAGCAGTGAAGAAAGATCTCTGGTACAGCGAGGGCGTCCAGTGCCAGGTTGAAACCCAGACTGTCGTCGACGGCGACACGTCAAAACTTCAATGGCGTGACCATTTCACGATCTCGCTGGTTCAGAAGTTCGTGAAAATGATTGCGTTCTATTCGGAAACCCGAACAACTCGTAGCAGTTTCACCTTTAACACTGGAGCCGATACAGAATGCACCTGGTCAGAAACCGGGAAGAAATTCTTCTGCACGAGTGATGAGCCCAAGATTACAGACTTTATTACCGGAGAAGGCGAGGAGAGCCAGGTCTGGGAGCATTATACCGATTGGGAGGATATCCCGGATACTGCCTATCCGTGATCAATGCCGGCGGGAACCAAAGGCGGCGCCACGGGTGGCACTGGATTCAACTCGGTATCCGGTAGACGTGCGGATGATTTGCTGATTGGCAACGCCGGGGCCGCCCTCGACATAATAGCCGGTCGGGGTCTTATAGGCGGTTCGGGTACCGGCCGGGGTTGTGACTGAGTAGCCCGTGCGGGTTGTCCGGATCTCCCTGGCGGCCGTGGCGGCCTGGATGGCGACGATATCATTGGTGGAGTTACCCGCGAAGAGCGGGATGGCGATGACTGAGAGAAGAATGACGATCACCGTTTTCATAGGAATAGATTAACACAGAGGGCACCATGGCCAACATCAAAATTATGCGGGATTCCTGGACAGGAAAGGGCACGGCCGCCCCCGTTGCCCGTGCTCTTAATAAGGCCGGCCGTTGCGTCAACGGAATCCGCGTTGAAGGCGGCGGGAATGTTCAGAAATTCGGGAACAATATCGTCATCCCTCGCACCGTTTTAGCCAGCATTAAGGAAATGTTCGGAATCAAGAGCATTAGCGGCGCCACAGTAACCATCTACGCCGGGAAAATCTGGATCGGAAAGACCGAGAAGGTCGCAGCCGAGACACCTCTGACACTGAACACTGATTCTTACGTGGGCTGGGAATACGCGTTCGGAGAAGGTCTGGAATATGAGATTGGAGGAAGCCTGACCATAAAGAACTTCGGGTCGACCTTCACCCAGGATGACGGATTCATTCGGAAACCACTCTATTTGTTCACTTACACCGCCCCGGTCGCCCCGGCGACGGTCGGGTCCATAAAGCTAAATAGCGGCTGCCACATGTGCGACGTCTACCCTGCAAACTGGGGAGTATATTGATGAACTTCACGAAAACGGGATTTATAGCCATTTCCTCCCTGATCACGATAGGGACCGTTCTATGGTACGACCGAACTGACAACCGGATCCAGCCACAGGACCAAGCCGAACTCATGAACGCCGTCCAGGAGCGATGCCTCGCGACGCGGTTCATGACGAACGGCCCGACAGATGCGGTTATTTCAGACAGCGGAGAACTCTCAATTGTAAAAGCTAGCGACGATGCTTATTCGTTTTACGCCGGGACAAATCCCGTCCCATATTCGGTGCCTACCCTAATCCCGGTCGCCCCCTATACAAACACGCTTATTTCGGCCGGAGGAAACATCGCATGCTTTCCGACCGCATTCGCCAGGACCTACACCGAAAACGACAAGACGAACCGCTGGATCCTTGGCACCTATGATTCCTTTGACGTTTCTGGGCTTACGGTCCCGGAATTTAACGGAACCTATTGGCGCGCCAATGAGACCTTTATGCAGCCGGACGGGACATGGACAAACGGAGGTGTTTACACGAACTCCGATGGGATCTCCATGACGTATGACGAAACCGGAGCAACCTTCGACAACGGAGGCGGCTTTTGGCATGGCATCAGCTTCGAGATGGACTTCCCGCCATGGTTCAACGCCCCGCTCACGGAATACCCAGGAGGATTCGGAACGGAAATATATCCCGTTTACATGACCTGCACCAGAGGCCCACTTGCCACAAACGTATTCATCCAGATGGTCGGCACCAACTCCGTCACGAACACGGTCCCGGCCAAAATCATAGATCGTCCCTGCTACAGGAAAACATACACATTCGACTGGACCGTTGACGCCCGAGCGCCGAGATGGGGGGACTTTTTCGGGCGCATAGATTTGACACTGTGGGGAGGCTACAACTCCGGCCCAGGATATCCGAGCAGCAGGCACACGCCGAGCGGTCCCGGCCTTTGGTACCAGGGGCTCATTTATTATTCGAACGCACCGACAATATATGAGGAGCACAGCACCCACTACAACACCGAAGGCGTCCATTTCATCAACTCGGAAAAATGGGGATCTACGACTTTTAGCAATATTTCGGAACTTTACTTGCCGGTTGAGACTTGGGGCCTAACTAATACCACGAACATCGTCACGCTGTACGGAAACACTGGCACCCTGTATGGATTTGACGACTCAATCATTGTCCCGAGGGGATTTAACCTGTGGACAGACTTCAGAAATTCACCGGACGCAGATCAGCTCCGGAAACACGCATTTGATCAGCGCCGAACGGCCCTGCAGCAATGTACCGTCCTGAGAGCGCACCCTGGCTATTGGATTCCGCCTGCCGTTTCAAATAACGTCCGGTCCGGATCGGCCTATTCAACTAACAGCTATGCGGAGGCCTGCTCCTTAGCGCAGGCTGCCTGCACAAACCTGAGCACGTCCTCCGGAGCGCCCTATTCCTATGCCGTCGCCCAATTGTACGACAGCACCCCTAAGCGATACATCGTCTCGATGCAGTCCAGGGACGCCAAGCTGGTCACCTTTTTGGCCACAAACAACACCTGCGAGGTGTCTACATACCTGAAGGCGGCCCCGAACGCCTATGGCTCTGTCACCGTAACCAATCGGTTTTTTGCGAATGATACCAGCTGCACCTTCACTACAAACCAATACACCCTGGTCGACACAAGCGCTTCAGGACGCTACCTGATCTTTGACGGGATCGAAATCGTCAACAACAACAACGTCTTCCCGCCGGCACCGACAACAAACGCCTACGCCGGAGGAAACAAAACGGCCGGTTACACACTGGAAGACAGCCAGAGCACAGAGATCATAACGAAATGGGATTTCCAGTACTGCCGCCCCTGACATTTCAGATCGTTCAACCCGTTTAGACCTCCCGCCTCAATTCTGCGAGTCTCATCGGCATGTCAAACATCTCGATGGCATACCAACTCGTGATCAACGGCGACCTCCCAGGGGGGCTTAATTCGTTGCTCAAATCCATTTCCGAAGGCAATCCAATCAGCGTCATGCCTGTTTGGATGCAAGGGGATGAATGTTCTCTGCGCTGCTATTTCCGGACACCAGGCGCACCGGGTGCCGCGTCTGTTTCAGTGGAATTGACCGAGGGTTTCACGATGATCGTTTCAGGTGTCTTGAAAGATTCCCCTGGCGATCCTTTATTCCTTGTTTCGGACTGGACAAAACAAGGGTCAACGGATGTCTATTATCAGGGCACCATCAATCTGAATACGGTTCCTCTGGCCGCCGCATTTGAAGCCAATGAGGATCTTGATCAGCTGAATGTTTCAGTCGACATCGAGGTCCGCAATGCGGGGGACACTCAGCGGATCACATACCGGGCAGACATTGCCATTGCTCGCCAGGCTTATTCCGGGGAAGCCGATCCCGAGGCTATCGATTATCCAGCCCATATCTGGGTGGCCCCTGACGGCAGTCGCTGGAGACAGGGCATCAACAATGATGGCCAACCCACGTTTGAGAGGGTCCAATGAAATCACTTTGCGTAACCTCTGCGATCTATATGCTCACCCTCTGCGTAGCCCTCGCAATCTACCCCACCGGCACCGTTACCCGGTCAGTATCCGTGACAACCAACGGCGTCCTATTCGGCTCCGATACCAATTTCGCCGCCCTCAATGGCCTGGCCGGTACTGGATCCGTGGCCACCGTGGAAGCCAACCTCACAATCGTCAGCAACACCTCCGTCTCTGCCGTATCCTCCGCCTCCGTTGCCCAGGCCTCCGCCGCCGCCGCCATGTCCACCGGCGCCGCTGCCCAGGCCTCCGCCTCTTCCGCGATCTCCAGCAACGCCGCACTGGATTCCCGCATGGTCGCAGTCGAGACCAACCACGCCACAGAGGCCCAGGGCGCGAAAGCCGACACCGCCGCCCAACCGAACGGCACGCCGATCACCACAAACTATTCCCTGGCGGCTTCCGGCGGCGCATCACTCACCGGAGACGTGGCCACCCTGGTCGTCAGCTCCCGCGTGACGATAGCGGTATCCAGTCCACTGGCCTCAATCGACTACGACTCCACGGCCGGTGGATCCGGAGCGACGATGGAAATGGAGTACTGGTCCACGGGCGGCTGGACCAATGAGTGCATTTACCCCTGTTACACGGGCAGTCTGTACTATGCCGCCGTGGGGCCTGGTGGATTAGGCGAGAGCAACACAACCGACGTGGTCGCCTCGAACTGGGTCGTAAGACTCTGGGGGCACCCGCAGAATCTCAATGTCTTCAATGACATGCGTGGCACCGTGCTGAGTGTAGACGCCCCGACTGCTCCGGAACATGCCACCACCCGGAAATATGTTGATGACGCCGTCGGGGCGATCACTCCCTCTTCCTGGGCAGGATACGACGCCAACGGGGCCCCAACAGGCAAGGGCGGCGTGGATCTGGCTGGAAAGCGGCTGTATCTGTCCCCGTCATACTCGATCCTGTCCGTCTCCAGCGATGGCCACTGGGCACTCCAGCACAACGGCCGGGACGTCCTGACCGTCCAGATGGATGTTCAGGGATGCGCGATCTCAAACGCCACCTACGATAGCACCATCACCATCAGCGTGGACACTAACACGATCCAGTCGGCCCCCTGGCCTGAAGTCTGCACCGACCTGGTCGCCGGTAACTGGACAGCGATCTCCGGCTACACCAGCACCAACAACGGCCCCTTCCTGGACATCAGCTTCACCAACGTCTGGACGGCCGCCTATTTCCGCGCCATGCAGACCGGCACCAACGCCTCGACGCTGGTGTCCGCAGTAACCTTTGTCGCCCCCGCCGTCATCATCGCCGGCACAAACGCCGCCTGGCAGACCATGGACGTGCTGATCCCAGGCGGAGGCACCAACACCATCCGATACATCGGAACCCCATGATCTCTCGCACTGGCACCAATGTGGTTGGGAAACTTCACCACGCTGTTCTTAACCTACCGGTTAAACTGACCGTTTGGTTGGTTATCGGTATTGCTTGTGTGGGAGAATTATTTGCCGACATCGCCCCGGTCATCTCCTGGCCGGTGGACGTAACTCGCCAAACCCCCTACGCGCTCACCCTGCGCCGTGGCGAGACCGTTATCCTCCAGCCGGTCTACAACCAGGATCTGACCGGAGCAACGGCGGCCGTACTCAAGACCCGGCAAACGGGGTCAGCCTCGGTCTACGCCACCACGGGCACGGTCTACAGCGCAACCGGCGGAGTAGCCAGAATCCGTCTAGACGTGACGGCCACCAATGCAGCCTATCAATACGAGATCGCCGTGGTGTCCACCAACGCCACCCTGCTCCGATCCCACGGCACGCTGACCGTCGTGGACTCGATGTCCGGGGAGATCCCCACAACCCCCTCAATTGGCACTGGGGACACCCTGGCGCCGTCAGAGCCCGAGGGGTCCTACCCGAACGATATTGCCCCGGTACTGGCCTGGACAGTACGGCCGGATCAGCTTGTGCCCTATAACCTGACACTCAAACAAGGCGAGACGGCCATCCTAGAGCCCACCTTCGACGGGCTCGACTTCTCTGGCGCGGCGGCCGTGGCGTTGCGCTACAGGCCCACCGGTGCCGGTGGGTGGCACTATGTCGCCCCTGGCACGATCCATGACGCTACGGGCGGCGTTGCCCGCGTGCGCTGGGATTCCACGATTGAGGGCACCAACACCGCCTATCAGTATGAGATCGCCGTCCAGTCGAGCGCCGCCATGCTGCTCCGGGCATACGGGATGATCACCGTGCTGCCGTCCCTCTCCGGATCCTCGACCTCGATGCCGACGCGGGTGACGACGTTCGACTGGGCGGCCGTCGATCACGTCAACATAGGCAGCGCCCCGTTCCTGTCCGAAGTGATCCTTGCGCCCTTTACGGCCGCCTGGGCATCCCTGACCAACGGCACGGCAGACCTCAACGTGGGGAGCATCCTGGTCGACGGTCAACCGATTGGGTCGGGCGGCGGTGGGATTGGGTCCTACACCAATACGGAGATCGCGGGCGTCTCGCATACCAATAGCGTCCGGATCGGAAACGGCTCAAACCTCACCTGGCGTCTGCGCGCGGGGGTCTGGTGTCCGGATGTCCCGATCGTAACAGGCCCCCAGGGGCCACAAGGCCCGGCCGGAAGTCCATCGACCAATGTCACGATCACCGTCACCACAAACCTGAACATCATGACGATGACGATCACCAATATCACGATTGGCGGAGGCGGAGTCGGGAGCTTTACGAACGTTCAGATCAATGGCGTGACACACAGCAACGGCGTTGTCATTGGGGACAGCGAGACCACCACCTGGGCACAGGACTCGAACGGCGTCTGGCGCGTGCAGTCCTGGTCATCTGTCATGCCCGCGACCTGGGACACAGAGCTAATCAACACCAATGAGCTGTTTGTCAACGTCGGCGGCGTGCCGATGATCCGCTTTACCACGAATGGCATTGTGATGACCCATGGCAGCCTCCAGATGTACGAAGAGGATTTGAACTGCAACGTCCGGCTGTACGACGGGACCAGGCTGGCACCGTCCTTGACCTTCCTTGGGCATACCAACGAGTGGGGCCTATACGCCCGTGGCTACAATGGCAACTACGTGGCGGGCTGGTCGATCGAGGGTGTAGAGCAGGGCCTGCTCGGCCGTGGCGTGATCCTGATGGACACTAACGCGGCGTTTGTCGGGCGGCTGGTGGGCGACATCTCGGGCGCGACCGGGTACCCGGAGCCAATCTTCCAGGAGTGGCGCACCAATATGTTCTTCACGTCTATCGGGATCAGCAACCTGACCATGAACAACGGCCCCATCACGATCAAGGACAGCCTAAACACCACGCGGGGTATCTTGGACGCTACCGGCCTGACGGTCAAGGATGCGGGCGCGGTGACTCGGTCAACGCTTGCCAATCAACTGCTGACCCTCAAGAACACCTCCGGACTGACCACCACGACACTGGGCACGAATTTAAAGCTCCTAGATCCCGGTACCGGAAATGCATTGATTGACATCGGAGGACCGTATGGAAACGCGCTTTACATTAAAACTCCGAGCGGTTTCATGCAGGTTTATATAAGCAGCACAGACGGGATCAAACTTTATGACACAGGCTCCTATGCTTTTCGATCCGAAATCACCCCATACGGGATCACGCTGATGACAGGAACGTCGCAACTGGTTTTCAAAGTCGATTCGCAGACCTCGCTCCAGACGATTATGAACTCTGCCGCCATCACCAACGCCGGAAACCTCACCTTCCACGGAGCCAATGGAACCAACCTCTGCACCATCACCGGCAGTACGGGAGCCATCAAAATTCGGGGTGTCGATAGCGATCTCCGCTACGTCACCAACGTCCGAACGAACATGACAGGATTCCAGCTCACCAATCTCTGGGCCGGAGTGACAAACATCCTCTGGTACAACAGCCAGGGCATCGTAACCAACAAAACCCCATAAGGAGCAACCCATGATCTACCCATTAACAACCCCGGTCCCGGCCAACTTCGCCTACGACGCCCTCCGCGTCGAAAACATGCGGTATGAGGCCGGCACATACACCGCCGACGTGTTCGGCATTTCCGGCGGTCAGCCCATGCCGTTCATCTTCAGGACGCGCACCGGCTCACTTCAGCGTATCACCCAGGCCTCCATCACCGACGCCGAAGTTGATGAGATCATCGCGGCTCACCCAGAGATTACCTCCCGGATCGACGCGGGAATGCTGAAGGCCGTGCAAAAGCTGATGATGCTGGTGGCCTCATGAAAAGCCTAACCTTAATCCTAATGCTGGCCTGCGTGTCCATTGCGGTTGCGGGGAAACCCGCTACCCAAAAACTCTATCGCATTGTCACGGAGCAGGTGCTGATGGAGGAACAGCCCTATGACAGCTATCTCCCTCGTGAGGCTCAGGCGATTGCTGACCTGAAATCAGTCCTATCCCGCTGGCCTCAAGGGTTGTGGCTGGTATCCATCAACGGGCAACTCACGGTAATCAAAATGGGTGCCGACGGAAAGCCCATCGGAATCAGAAAATGAAGCGAATCCTCACAGCCATGTTGATGATTGCCGCCGCCGGGTGCATCACGCATCCGCCCGCACCGGAGCTTGTGAGCCGCTACACGCTCGGGACGCCTGTGGGTGACTCGGGCGGAAATGAGGGGCGCGTCTATCTTGGGGATGCCTATCACTGGTACACTTGCAGCGTCATCGCGCACACCAATAATTCCGACATGGATCCGGATTCCCCGGCCTATGCAGACATCGCCACAAACCGCTGGCCTGCCAAACGCTGCCACGTCGAGCTGTCCCTGGACGGCGGGAGCAATTACACCCGGCGGATAGGGTACGGAGTTGAGTTTGATTCCGCTCGCGTTCGCGCCGATCTGGAATGGTCTCCGCCCCGCGACTATACCCTGCTGACCACCAACGCCGTGTTACGTGCCATCCTGCTCGATGAGGGTCCATGGCCTATCAGATCCCCGGCGATGCCCTACGACATCAAGCCAGGCTGTTATCCTCAGTCCTCCATATTCCCCATCCGGGGAGCGACCATCGCCGCACCGGCGGCTGGCTCGATCCAATGGGAGGGTGAGAGCACCACGATCAATTGGAGGCAATCCGGTGGCGGTGCTGTCTGGGATCTGTACTGGATGATCCCGCCCGGTGGCGACCTCGACACCTCGCACTGGATAACCGCCGTGAGCAACGTGGTAGAGGGCGTCAACACTAAGGTCATCTCGCTCAATGTGCCGCCCGCTCAATCCCTCATTTTGGTCATCCAGTCCCAATCAGACCCCATGGTGCGTGGCTATAGCGGCGTTTTTACGGTGGACCCATGAGCAAGCATTCCACACTTGGACACATTTTCTCTGGTGGCACAGGCCACCCGCTCACTCCCGGTGCTGAGCGCATGGCTCGGTATATGATGGCAAACGCCAATCGCATCATCCCAAAAGAGGAACTGAATCGGGCAGCGGAATCCCCGCCTGACGGTCGATCCGCTGATACCTATGCCGCAGAGATCCGGAAGGCGCTCCACCAGGATCAACCCCGGATCGTCTGCGCTCGGAATACCGGATATGGATGGATCGGAGATCCCATTGACCTGGTGCCAATCGTCAAGGCGCAGGAATCCAAGGGGATTGAACGAAACGACCCCATGCGGAAGTATGCCGTCATGACCCAGGAAGAGGTTGCCAAGCGGCTTGACTGCACTCCCCAGAACGTGCGCATCATTGAGCAGCGTGCCCTCCGGAAGCTTCGCGCTAAACCGGAGCTCAAAAGGGCATGGGCTGACTTGCTGGCAAACCGGCCCCGCGTTCAGTACGACCCATTCCATGAGATCTGGCTGTTTCAGGTGGCGGAGACAATTGCAACTAATCACCGTCATTCGGTTGATGAAAACGATGAAGACCCGGTAGAGGAAACTGCTGATGAACTTTGAACCAACCAATTTTCGGGGTGATCGGATGAAGACCGGCTCCATGCCGCGTGGTACCCAGGCGCAAGCTCAGGGAACCCTATATCCGACTCCCCGTCTTTTTAGGTTCGCGTAGCATCCGCAACAGTTCCGCGAACCAACCCTTTTCCGTTCGCGGTTACAAGTAGAATCACACCCATCTCAATCATTTCGCTCGGTTACACCGCTGCGGCGGTTTCGGGT